AGTTGTGTTGGTATTTCCAATTACGGCGAACGACTGAAACCCTGTAACCGAACCAGAAAGCGTGAAGCTGACGGTGGTGTTTGCCGTGCCTGTCTGTTGTACGCGATCTGCTAAGACTAACGCCATGATTACTCCGTATCTATATCAGTCCAACTTGGGTTTACCGCTGTATTTATTGCTCCCCACCCCGGACTTGTATTGCTATTTATGTTGGTCCAGTTTGCGTTTTCGTCGTTATAAATAGTGAACCAGCCACGGGTTACGTACGAATCAAGTACAGTAAAATCTTCAGCCAACGACACGGCAAACTGCGCGGTTACCGCCCGAACATCGTCTACTGTTACATTCTCTGCTACATCAAAGAATACATTTACTATCGCTACCCGAGTATCCGCAACGCCTACGTTCTCAACCGCTGTATCAAAGAACGCTAAACCAATTATTTTTACATCATCTAGCGTACTATTTTCGGCCAAACTTACTGCAAACTGTGCTGCTATTGCCCGCACATCATCCGATGTAAGAGCCTCAGACCTGCTAACCACAAACTGCGCGGTTATCGCCCGCACATCAGCTAACGTACTATTTTCTGTTATGGACTGCAAGAACGTCGAAGCCTGAGTACTACTATCATTTAGCGTTGAGTCTTCTGCCAACGACTGTAAAAATGCAAATGTTTGGGTACTACCGTCGTTTAACGTACTGCCTTCCGTTATATCAAGCAAATATAAAACATTCGCAAGAGTTGCAAACGGAGTAGCCGCAAATGCCGATATCCCAAACATTACGAAGTGGCTGTTGTACTGTAAGTCACGCTAACTGTGTCGCCAGACGTCGTGGTCTTAGCAGTTGTGAAGTTACCAGCGGAGTACAACGTACCTGCCGTGCTTAATTGCGTGTTCACCGCACCGGTGCCAGTAGCCAAGAAACAGCCAGCAACTGTACCGCCCGCGCCTGTGATGGTGTAAGTGATCGACGATGCAGCGCAAGTAGTCACGTTTGATGGCGTTGTACCCGTCGAAGTTGATGCTGAAAACGAAGCTGTGCCACGCACCGCCGAACCACCCACCGTGTAGTTAACGAATTCGTTCGAAGTAGTGATTGACATCGTATCCGCAGCGGCAGCGGTGTAGCCGGACTTCAGCAGTCCAAGGAATGGGCCAACGGTCGTATAAGTACCAGACGTACGCAAAAGCGTATCAAACATCAACTGCTTGCCGACCGCCATAACCAGATTGGGGAACTCATCTTCCCACTTGATATTGCCATCCTTGTCGCGGCAGACAACGTGGTAGTGGCCTTCAACACCCACAATTTCAGGAGCAATATTGCCTATGGCTTGCATTGATACCACGGCGTTATCTCCGCAGCTTCCGAGTTCTTTGTGCATAGTAACCTCTTAAGGTAAACGAATTAGCGCCGTCGTTGCCGTGTTTGTTGGCATAACAACGGTGTTGCTCACACTGCTAAAAATTTTATCCGCGCCAAAATCCAGCACGGCTACCGACTTATTGCTACGAGTAACGTTGTAGATCAATGCGCCACGAGCGGTAAAGTTGGCTCCCGGCCACGACACATTGTTGAAGTTTACATAAACCGTTCCGGAATTTACGCCCGTTGATTCCGTACTTATCGTAACTCCCGTCATTACAACCCCACCCGCTGTATAGCCTGTACCGGTAACTTCATTCGACGTGGTGTAAACAGTTGTCAACTGCCCAATATCAGAAAACGCCGTATACAACGCCATCTTCAACGTGTCGGTTGCCAAGTTCTGCCCTGCTTGCAGCATCTCTTGTTTGAAGCTGTTCGTCAGACCTTGCTGAATACTCATGGGTTGACCTTAATCTTAGCCTGACCATCACGGTATGCATCACCACGCTCAAGACCTGTACCCAGACGATTGAGTTGCGCCACAGCTTCGTCGTATTTGCCTTTGTACACCGCCATCATGTCCTGTTCACCTTTCAAGAAGATGTAAGCTTCAACCATCGTGCCGTACAACAGCACTGGAGAATAGTTGTCGCCAAGCCATGTGCGTCCATCAGACGCAACCGTGATTGACTCTGGGTAATAGTAATAGTGCAACTCTATGTCGTAATTATCGTCTGGCGTTGGACCAAGAATAAAACTCAACTCATCAGTAACCACGCCCGATGAGACGGTGGGGCCAAACAGAGCGTAGTACTTAGGAATGTCTTGATCATTGGGGTTTGGATACGCTGCCCGAATAAAGTTCACATCCTTATTGAGCAAGTACTCGTAATTGCCATCACCATCAATGACCGCCATAGAAAAGACGGACAGAAAGTCAGTCGGGCATGACAAGTACTTATTACCGCTAGTGGCGTTACCTGTGACATTCTTACGCAAAGGTGGGATTTGAACGCTGTTATAGATGCGCTCTTCGGCTTGCTTGATAAACGTATTGATCTGTTCAGTGCCAGTAGACGTAGTAGTGCTTGTACCACCTGCTACGCCCGTCCACGTATTCGACGGGAAGTCGTTTTGCAGGTAATCTTTAACAGCAATGAACAGTTCGTTGTACGTCATGCCATCGGACCTCTAGCCATTGTTCCTTTAGTAGCAGCGCCAGTACCACGGATTTTGATGCCCGAAGTCTTGGCTTCCTTATAGTTGCCTTTGGAAATACCAGCAACGGAAGGATTCATCTCTTCAATTACTTTGGCACCCGCTTTGTAGGGCAGGTCGCCTTTGACTTTTTTAGCGTCCATAGTGTGTGGCTCCGCATAGGTAGCAGCTTGGCCTACTTCTTTGCCACCCTGCTTGTTTGAATATTTAGCCATGATTAACCTGTTTTTTGGTTAGCAACACGAGCCAGATTGCGGCCCATAGCTTTCATCTGATCAGTGGTCACGCCGCCCTTTGCCATCTTTTTGGCACCGTGCATACGCTTCTCGTGGCCTTTGATCTCTTTGTCGGCTATCGCCTTGACTTGCTTCTTGTCCATCGTTCACTCCTACGAGATTGTCACACTGCCAACGACAGTTGGTGACGTTAAATAATTGGGCGTTAACCCCGCATCGCTACCACTTGCCCCGCCTATTGGCCTCCAACCCCACTGGAACACCCGGCTACCACCGCCCGGATCACCATTATCTGTATTCGTAGTCAACTGTAACCCAGTAAATCCAGACTGCAAATAGCTGTTATCTGGTCTTGGCTCCCGTACTGCCTGTGGGTCTTGCACCGGATACATACCTAATTGTAGCTGCGGATGATCTTCTTCCCAACATGTCTTGCACACTTTGATCGAGACCTGCTTGGTCTTGATCGTGAGCTTCTTCAGCTCTTTTAACTTGTAGCGAAACCCGCAGCGGTCACATTCCGCAATACTGTGTTTCGCACTGGAAAATCTATTGCCCATAACTTAGAAGAACATTTCACGTGGAACAAGTCGATCTGCTGCCTTCTCACGATCCTCCGTCGATGCCCATTCCCAAGCCTCGTCATACATGGCTTTCAACCCCGCAACACGTTCAGGGGAGACTTCGGGCTTCTTCACAGCAATCTTGTACGCCAGACCAGCGGTCAGCGGCTCAATCATACGGAACGGAATATCAATCACGTTCGTGCCCGTGCCAGCATCGTAAATACGCTTCAAACGCCAGTAATAGAACACGTAGTACGGCTCAGTCGTAGTCCCTTGATCCGGCGCGGGCCACACATTAATCTGTGGGTGTTTGGCAGTGGCTGTATTTGAACCCACCTTTTGCCCCGACTGACGGTTAATCCAGACCTGAATCGGACGACCTTGGGCTAACTTATTAGGGATAGTCGAGTAGGTCGAGACCGAAATACGGGTGATATTCAGATCAGTCTGGTTAGGAGCTTGGTTGGCATTAGTACGAATAACATGCTCAATAAGGTCCACGGTATCATCAGGTAGATCATAGGTCGTCACCCCCTGCTCAAGATTTATATAGCCCTGCTCGATAGTCCACAGGTTAATACCCTTGTTAGCCCACTCCGTGATTAGGAAATTCATCGACCGACGAGCAGTACGGAAGTCGTAGCCCGTACGCAACTCCAAGCCACAACGCTCAAAAGCCTCTTCGAATATCTCGTTGAGGTCTGGGTTAAAGCTAGTTGTGTCTGTAGAGTAGGCCATTATCTAAACCCTGCTGTTTTCTTTGCGATACCTTTAGGCTGCGCTACGAACTGCTTTCCTGCTTTCTTCCCTGCCCGCTTCGCCTTTGTAGTTGATGCGTACTCGGCAGGACTCAACGCCTTAATCGCCTTCTCCGGCAGATACCGCTCACCGGTTTTACTGGAGGGTTTACCGGACTTAGTCCGCCATTTCTGGTCACCCCAGTCTTTCAAGCTTTTCTGCGGCGCTTTCAATCTCTATATCCCCCACCTGCGGCTTTATACTTCTTAGCCACAAGCTGCGCTTTGCGGGCTGACCACTGACCTGCACCGGTACCCTGCGTTGCTGCGGACTTCACTTGGCTCACGATCTTCTTACGCAGTTCAGGTTTGGTGTAATTACCAGCAGCATTAACCTTCCCACCGTCTTTATACTGTGTAAAGTCGGTGTCATCCCGCCGCGCTTTCTTTTTCGCTTTGGGCATTTTGGAAGGGTTAATGTCACCCATACCACGCGAGGCCATCATTAGACCATCCTGCCTTTCGTCTTACCACGCTGGGCAATACCATCGCCACGACGAGAAGCAGTCATACCGCCAGTTGCCATCCTCTTGACGCTGTGATCTCTTGAATAAATGCGCATTTCATCCACAGGAAGAGACGCATCCATTTCGCTTCTACGCAGGGTAGCCGTGTCGGTTACGCCCCCAGCTTGGGTCCGCTCTGCTGTTGCTGCGCGCTCTTCCGCGTCTTTCTTACGGGTCTCGTTGTACTTTTTTATTTTCGCAGCGTTTTCTGGGTCAGTAGTACGCCCAAGAGACCTGTTCATTTTGTTCTCAAACCGGCCTCTTTTATATTCATCTTGCTCATAATCCTCTGGACGCGCGCGAGTGCGGCCTTCTGACTCCCTGCCAGCAGCGGTGCCAGCTTTAATCGTAGAGTCTTCTTTGTATTTGCCCTGCTTCGGTTCGTCCTCGCCTTTGAGCTTGGTGCCGTACTTTTTGCCGTTCCACTCAAAGGTTTTCTTGCCTTCTTTACGCGCTTCAGCAAACGCTTCTTTAAAAGTCGAACCTGTAGCAGAGTCGTAAACGATCTTGTCAGGTGATTTGTAAGGGTCTTTCATTAGAGTACTCTCCCACGAGTTTTGCCACGCTGAGCAATACCGTCAGCACGACTGGATGCAGACGAAACGGAGCCGCCTTTTTTGTAGCTTCGTTTTTTAGCGTTTGCGTCAATTATCGCGCTAAGCGCATCATTTTTAGCTTTAAAGTTTTTATCAGACACATCTGATTCTTCTTCTTTATCTTCAGTATGAGCAAAGCCATAACTTGAAGCTACAGGACGACCAGAACTATCTACTAAAACGTTTTTGCGTTTGCCCTTTTTACCTTCAGGGTTTAGCTCTTCATTAGCGGCTTTTCGTCTTGCTTCGTTTAATTCCTTGCTGTTACTAGGGGGAGCATACGGGTCAACTTTACGATTTAACGCATAAGTTCCGCCCACTAAAGCCGCGAGTGCCGCGAGGTCCCTACCCTTCATGGTGCTCTCCTGTTAGCAGTAGCCACCTTTGTTCATGCGCTTATTACCAGCCATAACAACCTGTTTGCCTTTGGTTTTACCCTTCATGGCAACGCCGTCTTTGCTAGGGGCGGCGGTTTTAACTTTACCCATTGATGTCATGCCGCCAGAGGCCATCTTCTTCATAGGCATACCGCCTTTTTTCATTGCGCCCATTTCGCCCATCTCATGTTTGATCATGGATTTAGGCGCGGCTTTCTTTTTCATGAAGCCAATTTCCTTCTTAACCATCGCTTTAGATTCTTCTTTCATTTCACCGCCTCCTTTAAATGTTTTGCCTTTATCGGCTTGCATAAACTCTTTTCCCACGGATTGTGGAATCTTAGTCTTCTTTGCCACGGCTGGATTCGATGCCACCGCAGCCATGAGACGGTGTTGTTTAGCTGATACACTAGGCACGAGTTTTACCCCTTATAGCGCAACCATCTGCACGGGCTGATGCGGATTTAACTGAACCCCCGGAAGCGTACTTCTTAACCATGCCACCCTTCTTGAGAGCGCCTTGGCCCGAACCGCTCCATTGTTGCCGGGTTTCTTCTTCTGTATCCCGCTTATTTGGGTTCATATTGGCTTTGTTTTCATCAAACTGCTTTTTAGCTTGTCTTTCACGAGCTATTGAGTTGTTGATGCGCATATTTTCCCCCATACCACTGGGGGCGTATGCGAAATAAGGGGCCTGCCCAGAACGACGTATAGCCGCAATTTGTTCTCTTTTTAGATTTTCCGCAGCTTGCTGCTCAGGATAAGGCTTAGACGGACGGGCTTCGTTAGGCGTAGTTTTCAACGCCGCTTGTTTTTGCCCCGGAAATGTTGATGTTCCAATTTCTTTTATTACTGGTTTAGGGGTAGACTCACCAAGACCTAAATTTGCCGATGACTCCGAAGGCTTAGTCGTAACTTTTTTCTTCTTAGTTGCTACATTACGCCGCTGAAGTTGCGCTAGTTTTTTCTCGTCCACGCCTTTTGAAGTGCCAGTACCCGGCTCAGCCTTAAACGTCTTTGATTTATCAGGCGCGCCAAGAATGTTGGACTTCAACTCATTAGCATCCCGACGTGACGAAGACGGGGCGTTTTCGCCAGTTATAGTGCCCTCGTTTCCACCGCCACCTGTTTTTTCTTGTACATTGCCCCCAAAAACTTCAGGGTTCTTTGCTTTAATTTTGTCTTTGTCAGTCTTCTTAGGGGCAAAGATATCTTTCTTTGCTTTTGCGTCTTTGTCCTCACCACCCGCAATGGTGTTCAGGTTCTTTGCAGAATCTTTTTCGTTGTACTTGTCGTACAAATGCTTACCAACTAAAACAGCGCCTAGACCGGTGAGGATGTCGCCGCCGCGACCAAATTTTTTAACCTTTTTCATGGTTATCCTTTTTGGGAAATAAGTTGATCAATACGCGCTTCAAGCTTATCAAAGCGTTGATCAATGTGGTCAGTAATCCGTTCAACTTCTGCGTTAGTGACGTTATCACGGGCAATCTCCTCACGAGTCTTGTTCAACAAGATCGTAATTCGCGCTAGTTCAGAGAACTTTTCATGCGCTATATAAGCAAAAAGACCTGTGAACAGACTTAATACAGTCATCCACAAGGCGTTAATGTCTAGCATTTCCAAGCCCTCAAACTTTTATTGATGCGGCTGTTTGGGTCCTTCGCGGTCTTGGCAGAGGTGAGCTTCTTTTTCATCCCTTCCATTCTCGAACAGAAAGATTTTTTCCTTGCGCCGCCTTCCGGCTGGGGGGCTTTCAGCCCCGGCTTCCCCGGATTCGCTGCGTTGTAGGAGGCGCGCCCTTTGGCGTTTAGACCACCCTTGGGATTCTTGCCTTCTTTCCTTGTCCATGCTGGGGACTTAGCCATAAAACACCGTGATCCCGGTTACTGTGCCCGTACTTGTCGTTAAATACAAACCTGTAGAAGCCAAAACACCTT